GGGATTTATTACTTTATGTGGATGATTTAAGAAAACATTACCGTAAATCTATTCATATTGAATCAGGTTTACGTTGTAAGAAAAGAAATAGTGAATTACCTGGTAGTAGTAAAACATCAAGACACATGGTCGGTAAAGCTTTAGATTTAAAGCAGAATACATTAATGAAGACACTAGGTTTAAGAATAGAATTTATTGATTATTACATTAATAACTATCCTAATGCTAGATATGGTTATTGTAATGGATATGAAAATAATAAAGGTAAGAAATCATATAAAGCTCATTCAGGAATGGGTAACAATATACATATAGATGTGGTTTAATGAATGTAAATTATAAAGTAATTATATGGCAATATTTTAAAGGACAAATTGGTAATGATTATGGTGTTGCTGGGTTAATGGGTAACCTAGAAGCTGAATCAGGATTATATCCTGATAGACTTGAAGGTGATATTCCATACTCTTCTAAAAGTGCTGAATATACTACTAAGGTTAATAACGGTACTATAACAAAAGATGAATTTGTGAATGATGGAAAAGGTTATGGATTAGCTCAATGGACATATCCAGCAAGAAAGAAAGCATTATATGAAATGTATAAAAGTGGTAATTATTCATCTATTGGTGATATTTATCTAGCTTGTACTTATTTGTATTATGAACTTCAAACATCTTATTCAGGTGTATTAACAGTTTTAAAAAATGCTACTTCAATTAAAGAAGCTAGTGATAAAGTATTACATGACTTTGAAAATCCAGCTGATCAAAGTGAAGCTGTTGAATTAAAAAGAAATGCTATGGGTATTGCAATATATGAAGAAATAACTGGTGAAAGTTATGATGGTCCTGATGATACTGATGATCCTGATGAACCTGATGAACCTGATATTCCCACAACTAATAAGAAAAAAAGAAAATATAAGTTTATATTATTCAATAGAAAGAGGTATTTGCAAATATGAATAAAGAAGAATTTTTAGAGAGTATTAAAACTCTTGGTACTTGTGAAGATGATGTTGAAAGAAGAACTATACTAGCTGACTTAAGTGAAAAAGTTAGTGAAGTATTTGATTCAAGTGATTCATATAAAGATTTATATGAAAAATCAAATGCTGATAATGAAAAGTTAAGAGAAGCTAATATGAAGTTATTCTTAAGAGTGGGTGAAAAAGAAGAACCTGGTACACAAGTTACTCCACAAGAACCACAAAAACAAGAATTAAAATTTGAAGACCTTTTTGATGATAAAGGTATGCTTAAATAAGAAAGGAAAGAGGAAATAATGAACTTAGAAACATTATTAAATACTATTAGAGCTAATGCGAGTACTACTTATCAAGAACGTATTCCTGAAGCTACTAGAGATAATTTAGAATCAATCAGATATGCTATGATTGATGACAACAATATTATGGTTGCTAATGAATTTATGTCTACTTTACTTAACAAATTAGTTAAATCAGTAGTTCATACTAAAATGTTTAGCAATCCATTAAAAGGATTAAAGAAAGGAACTAAACCATTAGGAGATACTATTGAAGAAATCTACAATAACTTCTTAAAAGGTGTTCAATATGAAGGTAAAACTGCTGGTCAAACATTACTAGAAAGAAATTTACCTGATACTAAAACTGTATATCATAGAATGAACTATCAATTACAATATCCTGTAACTGTATCAAGAGAACAATTAAGTAAAGCATTCGCTTCTTACAATGCACTTGAATCATACATTACTGGTATTATAAATAGTTTATATAACAGTGCTGAGTTAGATGAATTTGCTAACATGAAACAATTATTAAAATCAGCTTTAGACAAAGGTGCTTTAAAGAAAGTTCATGTTGAAGATCCAACTCAATCTGATGCTAAAGGTAAAAAATTCATTAAAGAAGTTAAAACTACATCTGATTTAATGACATTCCCATCAGATCAATTCAATAGTTATTTAGCTGTTCAATCAACTGATGAAAAACCTATTGTAACATTCAGTAGAAAAGCTGAACAAATTCTTATAATTGATACTCAAACTAATGTATCATTAAATGTTGATGTACTTGCATCATTATTCAATATGTCAGTAGCTGAATTCAATGACACTAAGAAAATTGTTATTGATACATTCCCTGATGCTAATGTTAGAGCTTGTTTAGTAGATGAAGCATTCTTCCAAATTTATGATGATTTATTTACTATTACATCATTCTACAATGGTCAAGGATTATACACTAACTACTACTTAAATGTATGGCAAACTCAAGCTTACAGCGTATTAGTTAACGGTGTAGCATTTACTACTGAAGTTATTGGTGGTTAATAAAACTTAAAAGAGTGGTGGAATAATCCACTACTCTTTCTTTATTTTAATAGAAAGGAAAATATAAATGATTAAAAGAATAGAACATTGGGCTTTAAATAGAGTTTATCCAACATTTGATGATCGTGAAAGTCTTACTGCTATTGAACTTATCGGTAAAAATACTACTAAGATAAATGAAATAATAGAAACTGTTAATGAATTTATTGATGAAGTTAATAAAGAAATAGAAGAATTTATCACTACTTCAAATACTAACTATGAAACATTTAAAGTTTCAATGGAACAAAAATTTCAAGATTTTATAGATGTAATTGAACTAAAATGTAAATCACAAGATGCTCGTATTGAAAGTGGACTTGAAGAAGTTAAACAACTAGCTTTAGATTATGTTAGTAGAGAATTACCTGTTATTGTTGGTGATCAACTTGCTGAAATTGAAAATCGTGTTAGTGTGTTAGAACATACTGAATACACTTTAGAATATGATACTGATGGTGAGGGTATTATTTTAGTGAAAACAGTTAGTGAGGTGAATGAATAATGAATGAAAAATGTTTTTGTCATATAGAACACAATGGTGAAAAATATGTAGTAAAAGATAAAGAAGCTAGAGAAAGAATTACAGTTTTAGAAAATCAAGAAGTAGACTTATCTAATTTCTATAATAAAGAAGAAGTTGATTCAATGGTTGCTAATGCTGGTTCTATACCTACTATAATTTATCCGTTAACTTATACTACAACATTACAAGCTAGTGAATATAATGAGTTTTGTAAACAATTTGAAGATATAATCAATAGTGTTGAATTTAAACAAGGTGCTACATATTTAATAAATGTTAAAGATCCTGCTACTTCATATAATTGTAGTGGTTTATATGATTGTTATGTTAGTAATCCAACTAGTTCACCTACATTTACTCAAATAGAAAATAAAATTGTATCAAATGATGAAACTAATACTAAATATGGTAAATTTACTGTTTATGGTGATTATGTTGATGGATATTATACTGTAACAAGAATTGCATTTATGAAAAGTGGTTCTACTAAAGTTTTAACTACATATAACAATGCTAGTTATACTCCTAGTAGTAATTATCATCCAGCTACTAAAAAATATGTTGATGATAAAATAGCTGAGGGATTAGCTGGTATTACTGGTGATGGTGATGGTTCTACTATTGTAATTGATCCGACTCCTACTGAAAGTAGTAATAACGCTGTTCAATCAGGTGGTGTATGGACTGAATTCCATAATAGAGATTTAAAAATTAGTGAAATTGAAGCTGATATAAATGATTTAAATGATAAATCTGCTACTAGAGATGAAATTCAAGGTTTAACACAAGATATAGCTAATTTAGAAACTACTCATAGTGAACAAATTCAAGATGTTTATGAAACTATTAATGGTCAACATCATGCAATAGATGGATTATACTTCTTAGAATTACCTTATAGTGGTAATGGTACTATTTCATTTAGTGGTAATGAAGATCCAAATAGATTATTAACTAGTGGTATTGTAACAATGAGTAAAACAATGTATTTACCTAATACAAGTATTCTTCTAAAAAGTAGTACTACATTAGGACATAATGTAATGGTAAATCTTGAAACTGATTTAACTGGTACTAATACTCCTGAAACTGTTGTATTTAGTGGGAATAATAAAGGAAGTAAAACTACTATTAAATTTAATGGTTCATGGAGTACTGAAGAAGTAGAGGGTGAAACTGTTTATAATTTTAGTTGTACTTCAGTTGAAATAGAAGAAAAAACTGGTGCTACTTTATTGTTTAGTGGAAAAGTTATTGGTGGTCAAACTTATAACTTAATAGATGGAGAAGCATTCTCTAAATATAGTGTATTAGAATTTAGATTACAAAGAAATACAACATCTTTATCTTTAAAGAATTTAGAGGATAATAAAGCTGTACAAATACATTACTTTGAATCGGCTACTACACCAGCTACAAATGTATTATTTGATGGTGGTTATAAAACTGATACAACATTTGAATGTTTATTCTGTGGATATAAAGGTGTAAGTGATAGTGAATTTAAAGCTAATAATTATACACTAACTATTTATGGTAGATAGAAAGGAAATTATATATGAAAGAAATTAAACATTTTATGTTACCTGAACATACAAATGAATTATATAAAAATGAAGCTATCTCTTCTATCTCTTTAACAAAAGAGGTAGCTTCTAAAATTAATGAGTTAGTAGATGCTTACAATAAATTAAATCAAACTAACTATGAAAAGATTCAAGAGCAAGACGGTAAAATAGCTAAAGGTATTCTTTACATGAAAGATAATATTAAAAATACTGTTGAAGACTTGCTTGATATACTTGAATATAGTGGTGAATTAAAAGAAATAATTCGTGAACAATTATTTAGAGAAATACTTGCAGAAGTTAAGAATAAACTTGATCGTGGTGCTAATGAATCTATTACTATGGATATGTTAAGTCAAGAAGTAAAAACAGCTATGACTGGTGGTAGTGTTGCTGTTCTTGGAGGTGCAAGTGTTAATACAACTAATATTGTTGATGGTGCTGTTACTAAAGCGAAATTAGATAATGAACTTGCAAAAACTATCACTAAAAATAATGTTGAATTAATTGGTTCACTACTTAATATTGAATACAGTAATAATGAATTAGTTGCTACTATTGATAGAAGTTATATCTATGTTCAAAATCCTAGTGGATCACCTATGTATAATATTATTCCTAGTAAAACTTATACATTAAAAGATGGTAACTTCCTAGTTTTAAAAATGAATACACTTACTACTGATGGTACTGAAGTTGTTCCTGAATTAGTAGATGTTACATTTAGTAGACAAAAATTATTTAATGAGGATTATATTATTCTACTTTCACATAACTTTGGACGTGTTGGTGGTTTATTTGCTCGTAATACTTTAGCACTTAGTAATAGTGGTGATACTGTTACTGATGATAAACAAGTTTACTTAAAAGTTAATAATTCAAATTCTATTACATTATTAAAGAAATGTAGTGAAAGTGATACATCATACTTAGGTATTAACTTTAATCATACAACTGATACAACTAAAAATGCTAATGTATGGAGATTAACAGGAATCAGAAAATATACTAAGAGTGGTTCTACTTTTACAAGTGATACAACTCAATTTGTAACTGATGGTGAAATTGAAAGTGCTATCCAAATAAGTGGTGCTAGTGATTTTGTTGGTGGTTCTATTCATGGATATGAGGAAGTTACTAATTTAGAAATTTATATTGATGGTTTATTAGTAGACTTATCAAATGTTACTACTTATTCAAGTAATAATATTACTATTATGCGTGAAAGTGAAATGTATGATTATGGTACTAAAAATGTATTTGCAATTCATAAGTGTTTATATGAATTTGATAATACTGGTCTTACTCTTTCACAAAATATTGAGTTTAAATTAGCTAAAAACATTAATCGTTCATATTTGGGTATGTTCCCTGTTAGCAGAATGCTGAATAATACTTACATCTCTAGTAATGGTGTGTTCTATCCAACACTTGAAAGTGTTAAATTATTAGCTGGACATACTAATGATGGTCTAAGAGATGCTACAAGTGTACTGTTAACTAATAATGAAAGTGGACATAACTTTACTGCTAAAATGGAAGTATTAGAACATAAAACACCTGCATTAAAAATAAATATCTCAAATGCTGATATTTATAATAAAATCTATCCAGCTGTATGTGAAGCTACTGATAGTGTTAAAATTGGTGATGTTTGGTCAATTAAAACTAAATTTACATACGAATATAAAGGTTTAAAATAGGAGTGATTTAAATGGACAACACAAGAATTACAAAAGTATATCTTTTAAATGTTCCATTAGAATCTGATTATAAGCATACGCTTTACTTCAATAGTGAGAGTGGTCAACACTCTTACTTTGAAAGTAAGGTGGTTAAATCATACACTACATTTAGTTATCAAAGAAAAGATAATATCATTCGTATTCCTGATCACTTTGATGATGTATTAAAATGTAACTATGTAATGTATCAAAATACAGCTTATTCAAATAAATGGTTCTATGCGTTCATTAAAGATATAAAATACATTAGTGATGGTAGAACTGATATTGAAATAGAAACTGATGTTATTCAAACTTGGATGTTTGATTATACAGTTAAACCATCATTTGTTGAAAGAGAACATGTTGATAATGATACTATTGGTGTAAATACATATCCTGAAAGTCTAGAAACAGGTGAATATATTTGTAATACTCATACTGTTGATGATAGCTTAGGTGAAACTAATGTTGTAATCTCATTTAGTGATAGTCATTTAAAACAATATGATAATGTTGGTATTATATTTGATGGTATTTATAATCCAATGGGATATTATGCTTATCCTAAATCTGCTATTGGAAGTTTAAATGAGTTAATTACAAAATATGATGAAGCTGGTAAAGGTGATGCTATATGTTCGGTATTCATGGCTCCTGAATTTGTAACTGGTAAATTAGATGGTGCTGTATGTCTTGCTCCTAGAAATACACCTACTTCAAAAGATAAAAGTGTTAGTAAGATTAGTACATTAAATGGATATACACCTAGAAATAAAAAATTATTAACTTATCCATTTTGTTATCTATTAGTAGATAATAATGCTGGTGCTACTGCTGTATATAAACAAGAATTATTTAGTAATGCTTCTAATACATTCAAATTATATGGTGCTTTATCACCAGGATGTTCAATTAGATTAATACCTACTAATTATAATGGTATTGCTGAAAATGATTCTGAAGGAATAAATCTTGGTAAATATGCTGTATGTGCATGGATAAATGATGTTTATACTAACTGGGTAACACAAAATAGTGTAAATTTAGCTGTTAGTTATACTAGTGGATTAGCTAGTTTAATAGGTGGTGTAGCAACAAAAAGTGTTGGTGGTGTTGTTAGTGGTGCATTATCAATAGGTGATACTATTGGTCAACAATATGCTCAAAAATTACAACCTGATCAAGCTAGAGGAAATACTAACTGTGGAGATGTAATGACTGGTACTGGTAAAAATGCTTTTAACTTCTATAACATGAGTATTAAGAAAGAATATGCTGAAATTATAGATGGATACTTTGATATGTTTGGTTATAAAGTATGTAAAGTTAAACAACCTAATATACATCATAGAAGTCGTTATTGGTACACTAAAACTATTGATGTAAATATAGATGGTGCTATTCCTAATAAGGATATGCAAAGAATTAAAGATTGTTATAATAATGGAATTACTTTTTGGAGAAATGCTAATGAAATACAAGATTACTCATTAAGTAATGAGATAAAGAATATTGTTTAGAAAGGAAATAAAATATGGATGAAACTTATAAAGTGTTAAGTATGAAGAGTTTAGCATCAAGACTAAACGATCTTACTTACACTGATTACTATTATAGATTAATGCTTAAAGCTAGAGCTGTATTTGAATGGGAGAACCTACCTAATGGTATTGATGAGAAATGGATTGAAAGATTCCTATACGCTGAGGGTAAATGTGTATTCTTTAAACATCCTGATCTTGGTTTTATGATATGTAGATGTACTCCTAGTGGCCAATTAAACAACTATGATGAACCTACTAAAGTTACTCCAATTGGTACTAACTTTACATATAGAGAACTTAAGAACTTTGATGAATGTGTTCTTATTAGAAATAATGATGAGATGATACCAACAATGTTTAGCATACAAATGTTTGCTTATCGTTTAGCTGATATTTCTCGTACTATTGATATAAATGTTAATGCTCAAAAGACACCTGTTCTTATTCGTACTACTGAACGTAAAAAGAATAGTTTAAAGAACCTTTATTCTCAATGGAGTGGTAATGAACCTGTTATCTATGGTGATAAGAATGGTTTAGATGATGAGCCAATGGAAACTCTAGATACTAAAGCTCCTGTTGTATTTGATAAGTTACAAATACAAAAACATGAAATTTGGAATGAAGCAATGACATTCTTAGGAATCAATAACGCTAATATGAATAAGCGTGAAAGATTAGTAGATGATGAAGTTCAAGCTAATAATGAACAAATTAAATTATCTGCTCAAGTAATGCTTAAAGCTCGTGAGTTAGCATGTGAACAAATTAATAAGATGTTTGGTACTAACATTTCAGTTAAGCTTAGAGATGGTGTTTTTGAGGAATGTCCTGAGAATGCTCTAGAAAGCGATTTAAGAGGTGATTTAGATGCTTAAAGCCAAATACACTATTCACTTGAAAACTCTTCTAGATGACGCTTATATGAAGTCTGAGATAGATAAAGCAATGGAAACTTATCCATTGTATGTAAAGAAGAGTAAAGAAGAATTTATTCCTAGTTATGTTCCAACACGTGAAGAGTTGAACAAAAAGCTATTGAACTATTATAAATATCGTGAAATAGGTTTTGATACACCTGGAAGATTTATTGATGAGTTACAAGCTACATTAGAAGAAATTATGCCTTACTACAATCAATTCTTCCTTACAATAGATCAAGACTTTGATATGAGATACAATGCTGACTATAAACGTACTATCAATATTAATCGTACTGGTGAAGATAGTACAACTACTGATAGTAGTGGGAATAGTACTAGTAATACTAGTGGTAGTGATTCAAGTACTACAAATAGTAATATCACAAATAACAATAAAACTGTTAAAGTGGATACACCTCAAAATGATGTAAATGCTGGTACTGTTACTATGGATGGTATGGAATATGCTAGTCAAATAGACTTTACTAAGGATAATAATACTGAATCAGGTACTACAAGTGGTACAACAAATACTGAAACTACTAGTAATTCTACTAGTTCAAGTACTGCTACTGGTACTAATAAACAAGATGAGTTGTCTGAAGAACATCTAAAAGGTAACTATGGACAAGTGTCATTCCAATCATTGATTAGACAATATAGAGAAAACATTATCAATGTAGAACAAATGATAATTAAGGATAAACGTATTCAAGAATTGTTTATGGTAATCTACTAAAAAGTGGTAACATGTGTTACCATGTTCAAAAAATATTTACAATTTTTATTATTGTGATATAATGATAGTGGAATAGGTAACTGTTCCACTAGTGCTTTATTCATTTTGTCGCACTACTCTTGAGACTGTTACCTATGGTAGCAGTCTTTTTATTTTTGTGAAACATTGTGAAACATTATTCATGGTATCAACCCCTAACTTATATGATTCTTTACTATTCACAGTGTTTTACTTTTGTTTTGGAAATGTTATGATACACCTGGCTACGTTGG